AACGAGCGGCCGGGCGAAGAGCTCGATCTCTGGGAGGACATTGTTGGGTAGAACCGATGAGCACATACGCTGCGAGCGCCAAACAATATGCACAGCGCGTCGTATCGGGAGAGATCCTGACCTGCGAGTGGGTTCAGAAGGCCTGCAAGCGTCAACTTGATGACCTGATCCGCTTCAAACGAAAGAGCAGCATCTACCAGTTCAACCCGGAGCTGCTTGACCGGTACGGCAGGCCTTACAGACCAGCCGACAACTTGTGCGCTTTCATTGAACGCCTGCCTCACGTCAAAGGCCCACTGGCCAGCCGGATGATTGTTCTGGAGCCATGGCAGGTGTTCATCCTGTCCACGGTATTCGGATGGGTCAAATCGGACGGCAAGCGCCGTTTCAGGCGGTCGTACATCGAGGTGCCACGGGGCAATGCCAAGTCCACGCTGTCATCGGCGGTGGGTCTGTACATGCTGGCGGCCGACCGAGAGGGCGGCGCTGAGGTGTACTCGCTGGCCACAACCCGCGATCAGGCCCGCATCGTCTTTGGCGATGCCCAGACCATGGCGCGCCTGAGCCCGGGATTCAGGAATCGATTCGCGGTGAACGTCGGTGCGCACAACATGCATGTGCTTCAAACGGGCTCCAAGTTTGAGGCACTCTCTGCTGAGGGCTCCACGCTGGACGGTCTGAACATCCACTTCGGTTGTATTGACGAGCTGCACGCCCACAAGACCCGAACGGTCTATGACGTTGTGGAAACCGGCACCGGCAAGAGGGACAACTCCCTGCTGTGGGTGATCACCACGGCTGGCAGCAACCGCTCGGGGATTTGTTACGAGGTCAGGAGCTTTGTCACCAAGCTTCTCAACCGAGTGTTCGAAGACGACTCTCAGTTCGGGATCATTTACGGCCTCGATGAAGGCGATGACTGGACGATCAAGGACTCCCTCATCAAGGCCAACCCCAACTGGGGCATCTCGGTGCGAGAGGAGATCCTGGTGCCCCTGCAGGCCAAGGCCATGCAGTTGCCCAGCGCGGTCAACAACTTCAAGACCAAGCACCTCAATGAATGGGTGAGCGCGGACAAGGCCTGGATGGACATGCGGGCCTGGGACGCGGGCACCAACCCGGATTTGGAGCTGGACCAGTTCTTGGGCCAACCCTGCTGGGTGGGCCTGGACCTGGCCAGCAAGACGGACATTGCAGCGCTCGTCATGGTGTTCCAGCACCCTGACCCCAACGACAACATGCGCGACGCATATGCCGTGTTTGGCAAGTACTACCTGCCAGAGGACACGGTCCAGGCTGCGGGCAACAGTCAGTACGAGGGCTGGGCCCATACCGGACGCCTGTCTGTGACGCCGGGCAACGTGATCGACTTCAGCTGGATCGAGGCTGATCTGCTGGACATCGCATCCCGGTTTTCGGTGGAGGCCGTGGCCTTCGATCCGTTTCAGGCCACACAGCTGTCCACCCGGATGCTCTCTGAGGGCCTGCCCATGATCGAGGTGCGTCCCACAGTGCTGAATTTCAGCGAACCGATGAAGACGCTTGAAGCCTTGGTCCTGCAAAAGAAGCTCGCCCATGACGGCGACCCGGTATTGGCCTGGATGGCCAGCAACGTGGTGGCCCACACGGACGTCAAAGACAACATTTACCCGCGCAAGGAGCGAGCAGAAAACAAGATCGACGGCATCGTGGCACTGATCATGGCCCTTTCACGGGCGATCAAACCGGGGGACTCGGTGGTGCTGGGATCCGACTACGAGCTGATGCTGCTCTAACGAGACGGCAAGCGCGTTTTCTGACACTACCGATGGGAATCTTCAACCTCTTTGACCGATTCAAAGCTTCCGCAAGTGATCGCTCCCCATGGGGTGATTTCTTTTTTGAGCCTGTGTCGGTGCGCAGCGTCTCGGGCATGCGCGTCTCGGCCGATTCGGCCATGCGCCTGGCAGCCGTCTATGCCTGCGTGCGCATCCTGTCTGAAACCATGGCCTCGCTGCCACTGGTGGTCTACCGTGCTCGAGCAGATGGCGGCAAGGACAGGGTGACGGACCACTGGCTCTACCGGTTGCTGGGCAAGAGGCCGAACCGGTACCAGAACCCGTTCGAGTGGCGCGAGATGCTGCAAGGGCACCTGGCCCTGCGTGGCAACGCCTTCTGCCAGATCCTGGCCAACGGCCGAGGCGAGATCACCGAGCTGATCCCAGTTCATCCGGACCGGGTGCGAATGGAACTGCTCACTGAAGGTGACTATCGATATCGGATTCAGAACCAGGCAGGCCACGAAATGATCCTGCCTCGCGGCGAGGTCTGGCACCTGCGGGGTTTGTCCTCGGACGGTCTGCTGGGCTTGAGTCCCATCGAGCTTTCCCGTGAGAGCCTGGGCATGGCATTGGCCGCGCAGGACTATGGCGCCCGGTTTTTCAACAACGATGCCAAACCCACGGGCGGCTGGATCGAGTTCCCGGGCAACTTCAAGGACGCCGAAGCCAAGAAGGTATTTCGTGAGTCCTACCAGCAGGCGCAGTCCGGAGCGAACCGGGGCAAGGTGCTGGTGCTGGAGAACGGCATGAAGTTCCACGAGGTGGGCGTGACCAACAAGGACGCCCAGTTCCTGGAGCTGCGCAAGTTTCAGATCACGGACATCGCTCGCCTCTTTCGGGTGCCGCCGCACATGATCGCGGACCTGGACCGGGCGACGTTCTCTAATATAGAGCAGCAGAGCCTGGAATTCGTCATGCACACCATGACGCCCTGGGCTGAGCGTTGGGAGGCTTCGATCGAAGCGGACCTGATGCTTGATGGCGATGAGCTGGAGATCGAATTCGACTTCGCCAACCTGATGCGCGGTGACGCGGCCAGCCGTTCTGCTTACTACCAAAGCGGCATCCAAAACGGCTGGCTCACCCGCAATGAGGCCCGTATCGCCGAGAACCTCAACCCGATTTCTGGACTGGATCAGCCTCTTCGCCCGCTCAACATGGTCGAAGAAGACGCGGCCGAGGCATTGGAGTCACAGACTGCAGCGGCAGACGGAACGCCCTCACCTGACGCAGACCCCGGGTCTGATCAAGCCATTCGCCAGAGGCTGCGGGGTTTGGTTCATGTCAATGCACAGCGTCTGGCACGCCGCATCAGCAGGACCGGTGTGATCGGATCCAAAGAAGTGAATTTGATCTCTGAGACCTTTGGGTTGACTCCTTCACGGGTTGAGCAGTGGGCCGCCCATATTGAAACACCTACCGATGAGCATGCACTGGCGCAAGCGCTCATCGAACTTGGAATGCATGAATGAACAAGCAACTTCTGATCTCTGAATTTTTGACCACGCCCTGGGCATTGATGCCCGAGCGTCTGCAGGCCATGACTGCCGTCCTCACCCGTTGGTCTTCTGACGTGCCCCCCAGCGACGAGACGCTGTTTCAGATCAATACGGACCGGGTGCTGCGGGATACGCGCAAACAGTTCGCAACAGACCGTGCCTCTTCCCATTCCGGAGCTGGCATCGCTGTCTTGCCTCTGTATGGCGTGGTCACGCAGCGCGGCAACATGATCGATGACATCTCGGGGCCGGGCAGCACCAGTACCCAGAAATTCACAAGCGCATTGCGCCAGGTCCTGGCGGATGACACGGTGGGCCAAATCCTGATCGACATCGATAGCCCCGGTGGCAGCGTCTACGGCGTGGCCGAGTTGGCCGCCGAGATCGTCAAAGCCCGGGCCCAAAAGCCCGTGGTGGCCGTGGCCAACAGCCTGGCCGCCTCGGCCGCCTATTGGATCGGTTGCTCGGCCGGTGAGTTCTATGTCACCCCGGGTGGCGAGGTGGGCTCCATTGGTGTCTGGCAGGCCCACTTTGATTACTCAAAGGCGCTGGAAGAGGAGGGGGTCAAACCCACCCTGATTTCGGCAGGCAAGTTCAAGGTCGAGGGCAACCCGTATGTGCCGCTGGATCCTGAGGCCCAGGCCTTTATGCAGTCCCGTGTGGACGACTATTACAACGCCTTCATCAAAGCTGTGGCCAAGGGCCGAGGCGTCTCGGTTGCCGATGTGCGTGACGGCATGGGCGAGGGGCGGGTGCTGGGTGCAGATGCGGCGCTTGCCGCCAAGATGGTGGACGGCATTGCCACCTTTGACGATGTGCTGGCCAAGATGCAAAAGTCGGCCGTCCCTCAAAAGCCACCGGGTGCTTCCCGGCTTGGCCGGGCACGAGCAGCCCTCGCGCTGATCTGACTTCGAACAGATTCCGTTTCCCCAATTCAGCAGTCCTCCGTTGAGGGCTGTCGACCACCTGCGACCCGTTGGTCGCGCCTCAAACCGCCGCCCCGTGCTTGCTGCCTGGGCGGCTTTTTCATTTCTGGAGCAACCCCAATGAGTAAGCAATTGCGCGAGCTTCAAGCTCGCAAAGCCACCCTGGTCAAGGACGCCCGCGCCCTGACCGACATCGCCGCATCTGAAGAACGCGATATGACCGATGAGGAGTTGAATGCCTTCAACGCCCTTAAGGCCAAGATCGAGGTGGCGTCAGCAGCCATCGACCGCGAGGCTGCCCTGATCGCCGAAGAGGCGCATATGGCCAATGTGGCCCATTCAGCAGTCTCCCATGGTCACACATCCACGGTAATTTCTGTCACCGACAACCTCGAAGTCGATCCCAAGCACGGCTTCAAAACCGTGGGCGACTTCCTCAAAACCGTGCGTCAGGCGCAAAACCCCGGTAGCGCCATCGACGAGCGTCTCCTGATTGGCTCCGGTCGCGGTGCCGTCGCCCCTGCCTCTTTTGGCAGCGAAGGCTCGGCGCAAGACGGTGGCTTTTTGGTGCCGCCCCAATTCGCTCAAGAAATTTTCCAGCTCTCCTTGGGTGAAGACTCCTTGCTGCCGCTGACCGACAACGTCGAGATCACGGGCAACACCATGGCCTTCCCCAAGGACGAGACCACGCCCTGGGGCACCAACGGCATCCGAGCCTACTGGCAAGGCGAAGCCAATCCGGCCGGTGCCACCAAACCGGTGCTGGGTCTGTCTACCCTGCGCCTCAAAAAGCTCATGGCCCTGGTGCCAGTGACCGACGAACTGCTGGACGACACCAATGCGCTGTCAACCTATCTGCCCGACAAGATCGCCACTTCCATCCGCTGGAAGACCAACGAGTCGATCTTGTTTGGTGCGGGCACCGGCCTGCCGGTGGGCTGCATGACCAACGCAACGACTGTGACCGTCGCCAAGGAGTCGGGCCAGGCCGCCCAGACTCTTCTGGCCCAGAACCTGGCCAAGATGATCTCGCGCCTGCCGCCGGGCTCGTTTGGCAAGGCCGTTTGGATTGTCAACAACGACGTACTGCCAGCTCTTTTCACGCTCATGCTGGGCAACTACCCGATTTACCTGCCCACGGGATTGCCCGTCGGCGGCATCCAGGTCTCACCCTACGGCACTTTGCTCGGCCGCCCGGTGTTTGTCTCCCAGCACGCCAACAGCTTTTCTGCGGCGGGCGATGTGTTGCTGGCCGACCTGTCGTACTACCAGACCATTACCAAGGCCGGTGGCATGCAAACGGCCACCTCCATGCACCTGTACTTCGACTCGGACCTCACCGCCTTTCGGACCACCTTCCGCATGGACGGCCAGTCCAAGATCGCAGCGCCCATTGCACCGGCCAAGGGCAACGCCACCTTGTCGCCCTTTGTCCAACTGGGCGCACGTTGATCGTCGCCTGAACCTTAAGGAGAACTTTGATGTTTCCCAATGCAAAAGCCAGCGAGCAGCTGTCCATCTTGGCCACGCTCGACCCGGGCAACCAGGCACCAGGTGTCGCCAACACTGGCTGGGTGCCACTCAGCACCCACCATGGCCTGCTGGCGCTGGTGCAAACCGGCGCTTTGGCCACAGGTACCACCGTCGACGCCAAGCTGCAGCAGGCACTGGACGCCAGTGGCACGGGTGCCAAGGACGTGGCGGGCAAAGCCATCTCGCAACTCACTCAGGCGAGCAACGGTGCCAACCGTCAGGCACTCATCAACTTGCGTCCTGAAGAGCTCGATGTGAACAATGGCTTTGCCTTTGTCCGCCTCGTGGTCACGGTGGCTGCTGCTGCAGCCAACACCTCGGCGCAGCTGCTGGGCGTCAACCCGCGACTGGCCTCAGCCGAAACAGCCAACCAAGCTGCTGTGGCTCAGATCGTTTGATCTGAAGGGGAGAGCGGTGCATGCCCATGCAGTTGATCACCCCGCCAGCGGCCGAGCCGGTCTCGCTGGCCGAGGCCAAGCTCCACCTGCGTGTGGACTTTGACGAGGACGATGCCCTGATTCAGGCCCTGATCTCTGCAGCCCGCCAGGCCGCCGAGATGCTGACCCAGCGGCAGCTGGTCACGGCCCGCTGGCGCATGGTGCTCGACAGCTTTCCGGGCTGCGGCCTCATGGGGGTGCCTGCAGGGCAGACCTTCACGCTGCCTGGGCACGCCATCTTGCTAACCAAGTCGCCCGTAACGTCGGTGGTGGAGATTTGCTATCTGGACATGGCGGGTGTTTCGCAGGTCATGCCATCCGCCCATTACGCGGTGGACAAGGCCTGTGAGCCTGCCCGCATCACCCCGGTGTTTGGACAAATCTGGCCTGTGGCCTTGCCACAAATCGGTGCCGTCTCGGTGACTTTTGATGCCGGGTATGGCGGTGCAGCGGATGTGCCCGAAGGCCTCAAAAGCTGGATCAAGCTGCGTCTGGGCAGTCTGTACGCCCACCGCGAGGAAGTCGCGTCGATGGCCCGAGGTCGCATTGACCCCTTGCCTTTCGTTGATGGCCTGCTCGATCCCTACAAAGTACCTCTGATATGAGGCCTTTATGAATCCGATTGGAGCAGGCGCATTGACGCGTCGCATCAGGATCCAGCGACCCAGCACCACCAAAGACCGCCTGGGTGGCCCCTGCCGCACTTGGCTCGATGTGGCGACCGTCTGGGCTGACATTCAGCCTCTGTCAGGACGTGAAGCGGTGATCGCTGGGCGGATCTCGGCAGAACTCACCCACC